GTTTCTGATGGAACCTACCATACCAATATTCACAATCCCATCAATTTCTTGATGCATTGCTTGTATTGTTGGTAGCATATAGAGTTCATTCTTAATGTTATTTGCTAGCATACTTCTCATTGAGTCGTATGTAGCATAACCAAAAAGATGGTCTAATGCTGTACGGAAGGTTTGTAGCTTTCCTTTAAACTTAGAATTTTGGAATTTTACTCCAAGCTTCTTTGAAAGGACTCTATAGAGACTCAGTGTAACAGCAACCAGATCTTTGTGAGATCCGTAATAGTTGTTCTTGACTTTAAAATAGTCATAAAGAATAACTAGAACAACAAATGGATTTTTGTAATTATTTACTATTCCATTTGTCGGAACTCCTGTTATCTCTTCGTCTCCACAGAATCATCTTTTAGCAAATTCATATGTATCAGGTGATACATGTGTTTTACTAATTGATAATTCCGCCCCTAGCTTATTTATTCACTTAATATACATTTTAGCGACTTTATCGTCTTTAATAACGATATCGTCACCTAACATGATATATTGTGAGAAATTAGCTTTACCACATAGGTGTGCACACCATTGTACAACCATGTGGTGGGTCAGGGTAAAGGCCGCTCAAGAAGAATACGCTCCCATAGGTTGACCTACTGTATATTTAACAGAGTCACCCTGTGGAGTCGTGAAAATTCTTGTAGATAAGATCTCATATCACCCATCGGATAGTTCTTTATCGAATATTTCGCAAAGAAGTCTCCTTTGAAGTGATATTGGGAACCTATCTGTCGCCGAGGAAAGGTCCAATGATCAGAAACTCTCTCCATTCTCATACCAATTATTTCTTGGATCCTGAGTGAAGGTTCTATCCTGGCTAAGCCTAGGTAGACAACCATTCATAATTTTATCATGAATTGGTTTTAGATATAGTTGCGTGAAATAATCTAGTATAGCAACTATTCTAACCTTACATTCAGGGTCATAGATAAGAGCAAGCTTTCCGAGTTTTCCTCGGATAGCCCTCTTTTCAAAGACATAATTGTATGCACGAGTAAAGTAGTCAATCCCTGATTGATCAGTAAGTTTAAATATACTGTTCATAAGTTCATAACTATAAGAGAATAGCGAATCTAACGCTGTTAGAGTTGCTTTCCCTTCAGGACCAGATTTACTAGAGATAAAGACACTTTTGTCAATGTCAAAAGTAGGTCTATCCTGTTTTAGGTTATGGTCTTTTACGAATTTTCTAATGAAACCCGTTGGAATAATGGATTTTATCCCTCCAGGTTTAGTTATAGATTCGTAATCAGGTTTGACACTTTCTTTCTCGTCCTTGGTCTTTAACTTAAGTGTCCTTGACAAGTTAAGAATAGTCATTAAAAACTTTCTTTCTTGCAATGAACCAAAAGCTAAAGGCTTTAGGAAATGGAGCCGTTTTGGTCATCCTGAACGATCTAGTCCAATTATTACATCTTTATTTGTAAGTAATGGTTCTCCACATATGTACCTAGTACAGTGGAGTCTCATGTTCTTGAGGAG